AACACGGTCACCAGTTTATTTGGATTAGAAGATACAACACAGAACTTGAAAACATTAAAAAATGGTATGATGATATATCACATGAATTTGAAGGTCATAAATTAGAGGTAACAAAGAAACATATTAAAATAGACAATAAAATAGCAGGATACATTGGCGCATTATCAACATCACAGAGGTTAAAATCTAATAGTTATCCACAAGTTAACAAGATAATATTTGACGAGTTTTTAATAGATAAAGGGTCTTTAAGATATATAAAAGGCGAAGTTGAGTTAATGCTAGAATTAATAGAAACAATTTTTAGACACAGAGATAATAACAACAAAGTTATATTTGTTGCTAATGCGATATCAATAGTAAACCCTTATTTTACCTATTTTAATATTAAGCCTGATTTATCCAAAAGATTCACATTAACTAAACATATTGCTATAGAATTATATACGAATGATGACTTTATAAATATGAAGAAAAGTACGCGTTTTGGGGATTTAATAAAAGATACGAATTATGGTAAATATGCCATAGAAAATAAATTCCTACGTGATAATTACTCTTTTATTATTGAGAAGAGACCACAACAAACAACTTATGCAAACACTATAATATATAATGGTGTTAGTCTTGGTGTATGGCTTTGTAGTGATAAAAAAGGAGACTTTCTATATATTGATAATGTCATTGAAAAAGATTGTGATAGGGTTCTATCTATGTCACTTGATGATTTAAACGAACAATGCAAATATATTAAAAATACTAATTTTAAGGGTCACATTGAACAAATGAAATATTTTTTCAATGAAGGAAAAGTGTACTTTAATAATATTGAAAATAAAAAATTATTTTATGAAATCATAAAGCTACTATAATTATATAGTAGCTTTTGTTATATATGGTTTATAACCGTCTTTTTCAAGTTGTTTAACCATATTTTGAGCATTTTCTTTTACACTATACGACCCCACAACAACTCTATAAATATCTCTACTATCCATTTGTTTTAATCCTAAGAATGTTATAATTGATTGACATATAGAAAGTGCAAAATTATCTATATTATCCAATAATATTTTATAATCAGATTTATTAGTAATAAATCCACATTCAATTAATACTGCATTAGCTTTAGTATATTTTAACACATAGTAACTTGCTTTTTTAATCCCTCTATCCTTTAATGATGGTATTCTATTTAAAATGTTTTTATGTAGTAATTTCTGTAAATCACTATTTTCTGTATATGTATATGTTTCAAAACCATTAGCATTTTCATTCGTGTGTGCATTACAATGAATACTTATAAATAAATCACACTTGTTTTTATTTGATATATCCACTCTTTTTTCTAATGATATAAAATCATCTGATTCCCTTGTTGCTACTACTTTAACATCATAATTTCTTAAATAATTTAGAACTTTCTCACCTATTAATAAATTATAATCTTTTTCTTTTAAACCATTGACACCAATCGCTCCACTATCACTACCACCATGTCCAATATCAATACATATCACTTTCATTTTGTCGCACACACCTTTCCAAAATTTCCATTCTTGTGTCAATTCCTTTTAACGTAACTGACAATTCATTAATAACTGTTATTAGTTTTTCGTTGTTTTTAAATATGTAAATACAAGCAAATATAGGAAAACCTATTGTTGATATAATATTAGTTAACTCCCCCATAAAACACCCCTTTATTGTAAATTTTTGTAAACTGTGATAACATTATTATACACTAAAAAAGGGGGTAATTAAATGAAAATAAGTAGTAAATTAAACGAACTTAAACCATCGGATTTAAACTGCAATGTATTTGATGTTTATAGTTATGATGGTTTATCAATGCAAGAACTTCTTTGTCAATTCTTTACAAAGATAAATGAATGCATACAAGTATCTAATGAAACCATTGATTTAGCTACGTGGCTAGTTAATGAAGGTTTAAAAATAGAAGTAGTAAACAAATTAATGTTATGGTTAGAAGATGGTACACTAGAGAACTTAATTAACGTTAATTTATTCAATACTTTAAATACAAAAATAGAAAATATTAATTCGCATTTGGAATACATTACAAACAATAAATTATCTATAAATGTAAAAGATTTTGGAGCAAAAGGTGATGGAATAACTGACGACACACAAGCAATACAAAACTGTTTTAATTATGTTAAAACTAAAATAATAGGTAATAGTAAATATGAAAGTGGTTTTATTGATTTTATATACCCAGAGGTAGTATTCCCACAAGGTGTGTATATTTGTGGACTTGTTGACCCTCCATCAAAACTAACACTTAAAGGTTTAGGTCAAGTTATATTAAAAAGTAATAATAAATCAGAAATTAAAGGACAATTTATTGAAGGGGTTATAAACACTTTATTAATAGAAAATATAACTTTTTTATTCTATGATAAATGTATGACAGTAAAAACAAATAATGCTGATTTTTCATTCCACACTTTAAGAAATTGTAGAGTTGCATCATGTAATTTATTCTTTGACCAAGTTGGATATACTGAAAGTAGAAGTACAACTTTTTTAATGGAAGGGTGTCAGGTGTCATATCGTGTTAAAGAACTATGTAAAATATATTCTGATAAATCATCATTTAGAAATAATTGGATAATACACAGTGAGAATACGGAGTTACTATATATTGATAGTTATGCATCATTCAATGATAATGTTTGGGTTCCTGTTAATCCAGGATTTAAAAAAGCATATATAAGATTTAGTGCCAGCGACAGTATAAGAAATTTGACTTTTATGAGTGAACGTTTTGGTGGTGAGGAAGGACAATGTCCTATAGTTATTGTAGGTGAAGTTAATAAGAATGGTACTTCACAGTCTTATAGAAATCAAGGAATAGATTTTACAAACTGCGCTTTATATAGTAATAGCAGATATAACCCAGATGGTGGTGTTGGTGTTAGAGGTAATGTTATATTAACTAAAACAAGCGACAAAAATAGAACTATTAATTTTATAAACTTTAAAAGTTGTACACATTCACCTGACTTAGTGGAGGGGGTTGTTAATGTTTATAATATTGATGATGTAACTACTATGTTACCGAATAACTTTGTTATATCTTTTGATTATAGCGGAATTAATCATAGTGCAATAGGTGTGAATAAAACAGCATGTAATCAGCTAATGCCATACATTAATGCACCTATCGTTAACAGTAGAACTGTTGGAAATAATATGATTGATGGCAAAGTAGAGGTAACAAATACATCTACCACAGGTACGAAAAAAGGTACGTTTAAATTTAACAGGGTGTTTAATGATTATTCAACACCTGGTGTTTTCCTTGTTGTTTGTACAGGTCAAGGTGACTCATCGTATGACTCACATGCATACTCTTGTTCTTCAACATATATAATGACAATTGGTGGTAAAAATGATACATCAACATCAACTAAAATTGAATTTACCAAACTTCATAGCTCAAAAGGTGGAGCATCTTTAGGAGCAAATGCTGATATAAAATCAATACATTTTGGTAGTGGTGAAACAGGTTCAAATGAGATAGCTTATAATAGTCAAAATATGTTGGATGTTACAATAACATTCGGAACTAGAATAGCTATTGGTAGTTTATACGTACAACCTTTAATTAATTTAAATACAAAATAGATTTATGAAGTAAAAAAGAGTAGGTTTATCCTACTCTTTTAAAATACTTGCATAAATAATACTTCTAATTCATCTAATATTAATCTATCTATGTCCAATATTAATTTACGTTCTTTTTCTATTAGGTCTTGGGAAGACATCACACCAATATTCCCTTTTGTGTTTCTTCTGTTGACTTCATTAGTTTTATTATTAGCATTACCATTATAATTAACACTATCCTCGGAACTTCCTATAAATGAAGGACTTTTTTTATAGTCATAAAGATTGCTTTTTACAACAGGTGTATCATATGACCTGTTTTCTCCTATATTAGATGTTGATGATGTTGAAGAATTTTCTCCGACAATCTCTCTTGTTATTTCTTCTGTTAAATCATAATTTAGAAGTGGGTCATATTTATAAGTTGTTGTTTTATATAGTTGTGTATAATATGGCATAATTTCGTTTAATGTTGATTCTAAATATATTAAAAACCTTCCTATTGTTTCAGCTCCAATTTCTCTAAAATAGTACCTTTTAATGAATTTTTCTTCAAATATTGGTTTATAATCATTATTATATAATTCATAATTTACTGATTTAAATATATCTCTATTCTTGACTATCTCCCTCAATTCTAGTGTGTATTGAGCCATAAACATCAACCTCCCTACGTTCAACAGTTATGTTTAATCCAAATTTTTCATTAATTAATTCACAAGCTATTTTTCTCTCTTCAAACATATGCTCTATATTAACAAGTATAAACTCATTATTAGCATTTACTTCATCAACAAGTAGCCTTTCCTTTTTATCGGTATTGTTGTTATTAATCCCTAAAAATGTTAGTAATTCATTCATTAAACTATTTTTATGGTCTTGAAGTTTATCAAGTAAAAAATCAGATTTAGTTTGAAGTACATCTATACTATTTAAACTTAGTTTCTTACTACCAAATATAGCATATTTAAATTTATGGACTTGATTCATTATATTTTTAAATGTAAGACGCTCTTTTTCATCACAAAGTACAACAAATGGTGTCTTTTGTGCATTTAAGTTTATATCCATTGTTTGCTCAACTTCATTTATACGTTCAGCAAATAAAACAAGGTCGTCAAAATCGTTAGAAGATGTTGCATTATTACGAATAATAACACCATCGTCTCTGTCGATTGTTCGGTTATAATTATTTCCTATCACATTATAATTTATAGGCTCATTATATATGTCATACCTTCCTACACCATAAGAAGGTAACACAATGAATACACCATTTTCTTTAAAAAACATCACTTGACCATGTTGCACAAGAAACTCCTCTATTTTTCTTGATGTTATACCATTTGGTAAATTATCCCATTTAAACCTATTTAAAGCTAGATTTAGAAATCTATTGTATAATTGGTCTGTATGATTCTTTGAGTATTCGTCATGTTTACTCACAATATACACCTCTCTCTAATATACTTTTAATTTTATTGATATGAATATTATCTATGTTACTATCAATATTCGGTGAAATAAATTTTATATATCCTTTATATGATTTTATGTCTATTTCACCGTAATTATTATATTTGTTTCCGTATCTATCACAAAAGCTATTTATTTTATTTTTAACTTTATCTGTCACCGTGTACTTTAATAATCTAACTTTGTTATTATCGAATTTATCTCTTGTTGAAGGTGTTCCAAATGATGATATTGTTGAAGGTGTTAACATTATATCTTTGATTCTGCTATCCATTGACTTAATATTATTAAAACCATTAATAGTATTACTCAATGTATTTGCTCCTACCATTAATCCACCACCAACATTACCACTTGCAAATGCTCCTATTGTTGATATTGCCCCAATAGTTGAATTTAATATATTACTTGTTTGTGTTGATTTTCTATTTTGCATTATTGTGTTAGCATTTGCACTCATATAGCTAATACCTTCATTAGTAGCTGTAGGTAACATCATTTGGTTAAGGTTAGTTATATTATAATTATGTCCTTTAACATCTCCCTTATAACCGTCAATAAAATATCTTTCCACGGGTTGGTGTGATAATGCTACCTCACTATCAATACATATAGTATTTGGTAGATATTGTGGTTGTAGGACTAAAGGCTCACACTCCCCGTCTGTTAAAATATAATATGTGTATGGGTAAAAATCTGTTACTTTAGATTTTGGTACATTAAAATTATTTGATGTTCTACTATTACTATTAATATTTATACTCATATCCACAGGTTGTTTAATGCTCTTCCATACACCGTTAACATTTGAAATTATAGGTATTTCTATTCTTTGCTTTTCACCATTTGTTAGACATGGAAATCTTATTACACCGACCAATGATGGGTGGTCGGTTAATGTGTTTGGTAATTTTACACTCATTATATCCCCCTTGCTTATGGTAACCACCCGTCACCATTATTATCTGTTACTGTTCCACTAATTCCACCACTAGATGTAACTAATGGTATTGCTCTTATTTCAAATTCTTTATTGAAAAACATGTTACATTCTTGTTTTCTTCTTTTTACTAATCCACTAAGTTGTGTACCATTTGATGTTGTATAGAAGTTCTCCCATATTGGTCGTAAAATACTTTCATTGTCTTTATGGTCGCGAATACCATTTGTTAAACTGTTATTATTAAGAATAACACCAACACCACAGTTATATGCAACACTTACAAGTGCATCAAATTGATACTGTTTTGTTATTCCCAATTCTTTACATCTTTGTGCTATTTTACTTGCATAGTTTTCATTTTTTAATCTATAAGAAATTTGCGCTCCCTCTTGCTCTGTTATTGGTTGTTTTGCTACTAATTCATTGTATATTTCTTTTTCACCGTGTAATGTTATACCGTAGGCAATAGTCCAATATCCTCCACTATCTTGGTATTGTCTAGCTGCAAAACCTTCATAACCTTTTATAAATCTAAAACCTTCTCTTGAAATTGTACCAATACCCTCAAATGTTCCACCATTACCAACTCCACCAACTGTTCCTTGAGAAGGTATGTCTATATCAGATATAATGGGGTCTTCGTATTCTGATAGTAATTTCATAAAATAAATAGGGTAAGGTATACCGTCAATATCTGTTGAAGGCTTCATAGTTGGGGATGGTATTTCAATTACATCTTTTAACACATTATTTTCAAATATTAACTCTTGCTCCTTTAGTCCATTAAACATAGCAAAGTATTCAAAATCTTTTTCTAGTGTTAAAACTTCACTCTCCACAATATGTTCGCCGATGTTTATTCCCTCATCGAAGTCACTTATTTCATTAATGGAGCATACTTTTCGTTCTATGAATGATTTATCAACTGTAAAATCAAACATGTATGTTTGGATGACATCCACTTCATAATTAATCTTTGTTACCTCTTCAGATATATATTCTTTTTCATAGATGAAAGCATAAATATCTTTATACCCATTATTAAAAATGATGTAGTTTACCCCTTCATTAACTAAATAATCATAACTATATGGTACTTTGAAACTATTAATATGCTCTTTTATATAATTATCATCACTTATTGTAATACATGGGAGATTATTAAAATAGTTGTTTTGTTCTGTTTTACTATTAAATGTTTTTATATAATCGTAGTTGTTGTCGTATTTAAATGACTTGATTAATTTTATCATATTTAAAAAGAGTAGGTTTTTAACCTACTCTCCACACCTCTCTTCTGTTGCCTTATTTAATGCTTTTATTTCCTTTGCTGTTAATTCTGCTGTAGAATAAACAGCCACATTATACATGTTAGAAGTAGATATTATTTTTTCAACATTTAAATGATGATTTGTAAACATACCTTTGGCATTTCTTTGAGGTTCTATATTATAAAGTGTATCAAATACCATTAATGCATTTTTCTCTAATAACATACCTATAACATTTGGAGCATTCGGGAAACTGTCAACCTCAACTACCATAGTTTGTAAGTCTGTTTTATTTACATTAAATGCACTAGCTAATAATTCAACATCTATTTCAGCAAGTACACCACTTTTTAAAACAAGCATTAAATCACTAGGTGAACAATGTCTCTCAACTGTTGCATATTTAGTTGAACGGAACTTCATATCAGATATATGTTTCTTTATTTGTTTTACAAAATCTTTTGCTGATTGAGTGTCAACAACATCTGAAACAACTGTTTTACATGGTGTATCAGCTATTAAATCACAGAAATTGTCTCTCATAGCCACATATTCGTCGTACTCATACCCTGTTCTTAATTGTGTTAGTATTTCATCAGCTATTTTTCTAACACCACCATCTGTTGTAAAACCTCTTCTAACTTGTTGGTCTGTTACTGTAGCAGTATAGCACTTGCCATAATTTTGTTTATGGTATTGAGTAGTTATGTTTGGCTTTACTCTTTTTAAAGTATCAACACCTTCAAAATCTTGTGATACACCTTGAACTCTAGCTACATATATTTCTTCTATCTCATTAGCATTTTCTATAAACCCTTTTTTAAATTGTGCTAATGGATTTTGATATGCTCTAGATGAATATTCTTGTCTCCCTATCTTCTCAACAACACTTCCAAGAAATTCATTTTGAGTATAAACTATTGATTTACTTGGTTTACCCATTTTATAAATCCTCCTCTAACTCTTTTAATAATTCTAATTCTTCATCGTCTAATAAATTAGCATAATCACCCAAAAGTTTAGACTTAAAATCTTCTTTAGGTTTTTCCTCTTTTATTGATGATGTCGCTCTAAGAAATAACTTTTGGTTATATTCTTCTAGTTCTTTTATTCTATTGTCTTTATCATTCATTTGATTGAGATAATTTTCATTATCTTGAGTTAAAGATTTTAATTGTTCTTCCAAATGTAAAACTTTTTCTTGTAACTCTTCAACATTCATTTTATCACTCCTAAACATAATCTATATATTGAAATTATTAAATGGCAATGGCAAGAAGGGAAGTTTACTTAATGTGTGAACCAACACCAAACCATAAAAAGCCCGTTCCCACGGTGGTTATCTTCTTATGTCATTAAGTATATAACCTTCCACATCTCATTATTATTATATCAAAATATTTTAAAAATGTCATTGTTTATTTAATACTAAAAGGTGTAGAAACTAACACAACACCACCTTTTACACGTTTTGGAACTATTTTTTGATGTTCTTCGCTAAGACCTTCTGTTGTAAAGCCTATTTTAAAGTTTTTCTTTGTAATAATTTTCTTTATATTTTCGGGCATACCAGCACACTTAACATCTAAATGACCGTTAATCTCTTCATAATATGTCTTTGCTCTTATAAATTTAGCCTCAGTCCAATCACATTCATGTTTCCATGCTCCAAGCCTTGAATTATGAATGTCTATTCCTTTAGCCTCATTACCTAAAATGTGTATTGAATCTGTGTCTGCATAGCAAAATATTTCGTAGTTTTCTTGTATTGCTGTATGTGTTACCCTTCTAGCATAAGCTGTTATAAAACTAGCCATAGCCGTATATGTTACTTCCCTATCTTTATCAGGATAAATAATTATTTGATTATTTTCTATGTCTTGAATTTGTTCTAATAAATCTATTTTAGATTTATGTGAAACAATACCTTCCTCATTTATTGTCGGTATTTTTAAGTCATTGATTGGATTTGTCGCAAATTTACCATATAATGAATTGTTCATTAATTTGGCTATTGTTCTAAGTCCCTCGTTGCCTTCAAGTGTTGCCTGTTCTTTGACACTATTCCAATAATTAATATAGTTATCAAATATACCTGTCTTTCCTTTAAACATATAACCGTCAATAAACTCTAGTCTTGTAATATTATAGTGTTTACACATTGTTTCAAAATCAATATTAGTCATTACTAATTCAACACGTTCCACACCACTATCTTTTAAGTATTCATTTTCTAACCCACAAAATCTTACATTATTCTTAATTTGTATTGTAGGCACAAACCCCTTACGTAGTTTAAATTTACATTTAAATCGAATAATATATAATGGATAAAACTCATTTTTAGGATATTCACCTTTAAAATATATTGGCATACCATAAGGAAGTAAATTGCCAGATGATGAATGCATTTGTGAAGGGTATAGACTATTTACATCATAGGTACAACCATTTTTCTTTAATCTTTTATTTTGATATTTTGGGTTAACATATGTATAACCACCTTTATAACTTTTCCTAATAAAATCATCATCTTCTTTATTAAGAATTGGAAACATACTTCTAAAAGCATTTACACCTATACTTTCTTTAAAACTGTTTAGGGCATTGCTTGAAATTGTCATTTTATTAAGATTTTGACTGAAAATGTACTGTAGACTTTTGCAAACAATCTCACAATCTCGTATTATATAGCTCTTTTCTTCATCAGTTAAAACATGGTCTTTTGCTCTATATTGTTTATAGTCAATATCACCCTTAAAAACATCTAATCCAAATGCTTTTGGCATTTGTTCCACGCGTAACGGAACTATTTTTAAACTATCTCTTATTACTAATTTTTTCTTATTCTTATTTTTATGAAATCTTATTTCAATTTGATAAAATATTCCTGTATCTGTTATAAGTGTTTTAAACGTTTTACCCTTGGATAATTTATCATCATAAATAAAGCCGTTAGTCCATAACCATGATAAAATAAATTCACCATCAAATTTTAAGTTATGATAATATAATTCAATCTTTTCACTAATTGTTAATTGTTCTAATAAATACATTGTATCATCAATATTATTAACTAGTTGTATAACCTCTAATGTGTCAACATTCATTAAACAACTAGCCCACACCCTACAATCATTCACATCTGTTGTAGTTTCAAAGTCACCCACTAATTTCATTTTTCATCCTCCTATATTTGTTTTAAAGCATAGTTTATATCACTCTTCATTTTTTCAACAAACATGTCAACACTATCATGTGGATAATATAAATCTTTAATTAAATTGTCGTTATGAAT